AAAATTTTCTGATGTTGTTGATCTAAAAGAAAAGATTAAAGATAATATTTATATTAGAGAACAAAAGACAAGTAAAGAAAAAAAATTCAGTTTGAATAAAACAGTTAAGGATTCAATTAAAGAATATCTCAGTAGTTTAGATAAGTATGAATTGGACTGGTATTTATTCAAAAGTAAAAAAGGCAAAAATAAGTCAATAAGTAGAATACAGGCGTATGATATTTTAAATAATGCTGCCAAAGAAGTTGGAATAAAAGATAAAATTGGTACTCATACATTAAGAAAAACATTTGGGTATCATGCAAGAATTAAAGGTGTTGGAATTGAGATATTGCAGAAGATATTTAATCATTCTGCGCCAGGTGTAACAATGAGGTATATTGGAATTACTCAGGATGAGATTGAAGATGTTTATTTAGATTTAAATTTATAGGAGGAAAAGTAATGGATGATGAAAATAATAGCTACTTCAAAACAATTTTACTTGGATTAATCGAGGACATAATAAAAAAATATGATGGGAAAACCATCAAAGACAAATTTGGAACAAACAAATTTAAAGGTGGAAAATGGCTAGTAAAAGAAAGTGGACAATGGACGGAAATGTTATATAAGCATATGGAAGTTGAGGATTTAGCAGCTGAAATTGAAGCATTGACAGAAGGGATTATAAAATCTGACAATGTAATAATAATCGGAACTAGTGTAAATAATACAGGAATAATATGAATTTTAAAGGGCTGCAAGGCTCTTTTTTTATTACTCGGTATACTTTTGATATACTTTTTATATACTAAAGATATACTATTTTGATACTTGCTTATACCTCAATTTTTTGCTATCCTTAAAATGCAAATAATTATAAGTAAGTAATTATTTAGTTCAATGTTCGATTCTCAAAAAAAAATTAATATTAAACGGTAAAAAATTAGTAAGTTTAAAGACCTGAAACGGGTCTTATTTTTTTTGAAAGTGAAAATCCAGATGATTATATGCGGAAATTGTGGGAATACTATTTTTTATACATACAGTCATACAAACACTGATAAAACAGGCGAAATTGAATTTGTTATGTATTGTAGTAAATGTGAAAATAGTATAAAGCTTATATATGATTCTATTGCAGATAAATATTATGAAAAGAAAGTAAATGTTGGAAAACCAACTCCCTATATATAGTATGGTAATTCTCAGATGGTGCGAAAAGTGTAGAACACTCAGCCTTTTATGGTCTGTAAAGTGTCCTTTTTGCTTTTCGGAAAGAAATTTTAACAAAAAGGTAATTGCAAATAAAAGGAAAAGGCAACGTGATATGTATAATATACGAGGTATGGAAGATGATACAAATGGAAAATAGAAACAGGAAAAAAGATAAGGTAATGCATGGAATAATATTTATCCTGGTAATTATTTTGGGTATGCTGCTTACAATTTCGGTTAATCAGCACCAGCAGAAGAATAAAATTAAATTAGCTACTCTGGAAATGAGAGTTGAAAATCTGGAAACGTGGACTGATGAAGTAGAAAGGAATGGGATAGGCATAAGATGAATAAAGTTGAAATAGATGTTGATGATTTTAAAATAATGAAAATGTTGATATCAGAGAGATTTTGTCAGTTAAATTGCAAAATTGGAACAGATAAAGAAGATGAAGTTAATTCAAAAGCATATGAAATATTGAAAAAATTGTTTTATAAATATTGTGATAATAATTTATAAGATGGCAACAATGACATTCAAACTAACAAAATAATAGAGTGTCATTTAGAAAATTTTTAATTAATTAAAAAATATTATAAAACAATGATTAATAGTGAATTGCATAGCTTTTTAAATACTAGACAGAATATAATATTGTGTGAATCCATTTTATGGAAGGTAAATTATGAAATTAGTTAATCCTATAAAAAATTTAAATGTCTTAGATTCGGCATTTGAATATCTTGAAAATAAAAACTATAGAGATTTTATGATACTTTTTCTTGGAGTTAATACAGGTTTAAGAATTAGCGATTTACTTAAATTAACTATTTTTGACGTAAGAAATAAGGATTATATTGAAATAAAAGAAGGTAAAACAAAGAAAAATAGAAAGATATTAATATTAAAACATGTAAAAATAGAAATTGAAATATATTTGAATTATATTAAAGGACAAACATATTTATTCGAGCCTAAACATTATAGAAATAAACCATTAAGCAGAAAATCAGCTTATAATATATTAAAAAAAGTAGAGATTAAATTCAATTTAGAGCGATTAGGTACTCACACTTTAAGGAAAACATTTGGTTATCATTTTTATAAATCCACAAACGATATAGCAACATTGATGATTATATTTAATCATATAAGAGAAGATATAACATTAAGATACATAGGAATTAAGCAAGATAGAATTGATAGCCAAACCGCAAAATGGGGAGGAATCAAGAAAAATAAATTCAAGGTGATAAAATGCGAGATGACTTAGATTATTATTTAGTACATAAAAAAAATAAAAAAAAAGAAATCAGTTAAATGAAAAGCAAAAAAGATTTGCTGATAAATATATAGAGACTGGAAATATAACACAAAGCTATTTAGATGTTTATGGTGGAAATGAAAAATATGCAGAATCAAATGGAAATCATCTAACAAGAAATTACAAGGTTAAGCTTTACATAGACAAGATACTCAAGCAAAAAGACAAAGAAAGAATTATGTCTCAAGATGAAGTATTGCAGCTTTTAACTAAACATGCTAGAGGATTAACAAAAGAAGAGGTCATAAGTGTTGTTGGAGTTGAAAAAGGAGTAAGTAAGACTGTAAAAGACGAAAAAGAAATAACTCCAAAAGACCAAATTGCAGCTTTGAAAGAGCTTAATAAAAGATATGTTGACTTAGATAAATTTAAATTTGAAAAAGAATATAAGAATAAGCAGCTAGATCATAATATTGAAACAGATAAAAAGAGACTGGAACTTGAAGAGAAAAAGTATAATACAGATTCTACAGATGAAGATAACAAGAGAGCTATAAGAGAATTTATAGAAGCTACAAAAGCGGATGAAGAGGAATTGGACGAATTATTCGAAGAGGAATTAAATGATAACAAGACAGAAGAAGAATAAAGTATCAAGTTTTCAATTTAAAAAATTCTCTAGAAAACAGAAAAAATTATTAAATTGGTGGCAGCATAAAATTATAAGAGAAAATGATATTATAATTGCTGATGGTGCGATAAGATCAGGCAAAACGATATCAATGATAGTTTCTTTTATGCAATGGTCGCAGGATACTTTTTCAAATGAATCTTTTATTATAGCTGGAAAAAGTATAGGAAGTTTAAAAAGAAATGTTATAAAACCATTACTCCAGATACTTACAGAGTGGAATTGGAATTATAATTTTAATAGATCAGAAAATTATATTGAAATTGGAGATAATATTTATTATCTTTTTGGTGCTAATAACGAAGCAAGTCAAGATGTTTTGGCAGGTTTAACGGCTGCGGGAGCATACGGGGATGAAATAGCTCTATTCCCTAAATCTTTCGTTGAACAGATGATTGGTAGATGTAGTGTAGAAGGCTCTAAAATATTTTGTAACTGTAATCCAGCAGGACCATATCATTACTTTAAAATTGAATTTATAGACAAGGCTAAAGAAAAGAATATTCTATATCTACACTTTGATATGGATGATAATTTAACGTTATCTGAAAAAGTAAAAGATAGATATAAAAGAATGTTTACAGGAGTATTTTATAAAAGATACATCCTTGGTCTTTGGGTAATTGCTGAGGGTATTATATTTGATATGTTCAACGAAGAAAAACATATTGTCGACACCAGCAATATGCATTTTGATAAATATTATGTAAGTTGCGATTATGGTGTGTATAATGCTTTATGCTTTCAATTATGGGGATTTAAAAATAATATATGGTACATGACTAAAGAATATTATTATTCTGGAAGAGAAGAAGGAAAGCAAAAAGATAATGAATTATATTATGAAACTTTAGATAAATTTATTGGAGATAAAAGAATATTAGGAATAATTATAGACCCATCCGCTACGTCTTTTATACAGACAATTAAAAAATATAAGAAATTTAAAGTAATTAAGGCGAAAAATGATGTAAAAGAAGGAATAGAAAACACTGGAACAGCACTAAATACTAACAAGATATTGATTGATAAAAGTTGTAAGAATATGATAAGAGAATTTTATAGTTATATGTGGGATGAAAAAGCAGCAGAGCGAGGCGAAGAACAGCCAATCAAGCAGAATGATCATTGTTGTGATTCTCTACGTTATATGGTAAATACTATAATTGGTAAGAAAAAATCTATGTTCGAAGACAAAGCAGCATAAAGGAGAAATACATTGTTTACATCAAATCAATTGAAATTAAGGACAGATAACCCTGTCACAAATGAATTAATAATAGCAGAACAGATTGAAAGCGACTTAGTATCTGAGTTCAAAATAAATGCATATAATGGATATCTCTATTATAGAAGGAAAAACACTTATATTGCAAATATAGAAAACATCAGAAATAACGAATTATGGGAAACAAACCATAAATGCGGTTCTGGATTCTTTAAAAAAATCGTAGATCAGAAAATTAATTATCTCTTAGGTAAAAAAGTTGTTGTAAACAATGTAGATAGCTGCAATGCTGTCTTTGATATAAATGATATAATTAAAAAAACTGCTAAAGAAGCAGCTAAGAAGGGTGTAGAATGGTTACACCCTTTTATCAATCGAGATGGCGAATTTAAAATAATTAATATAGATGGTAGAGAGTGTATTCCCATTTGGGATACAGAGTACGAGAACGAATTACAACAAATGATTAGATATTATCAAATTGCTGTAATCGTAGATAATAAAACAATCTTAAGATACAAGGTTGAATTATGGGACAAAGAAAAAGTATCCTACTATATGCAGGATGAAGAAGGAAACTATTATTTTGATAGTTTGATAGAATATAATCCTCTTTATCATTGGTCTATAAATACAACTATAGCTGGAAAAGTAGTAGCTACAGAGTTTAACGGATGGGGTAAAGTGCCTTTTGTGCCTCTTTGGAATAATAACGATAAAGTAAATGACTTAGAGGCAATAAAGCCCGATATAGACCTGTATGATGTCGTAAAATCCGACTTTGGAAACAATATAGATAGATTCCAAGATGCATTATTAGTTGTAAAAAATCATAGCGCTGAAAGTTACGAAGTTTTCCTAGACAATCTTAAAAAGCATGGTGTAATTGAGATTGACGAAGATGGAGATATAAAATGGCTAACTGTCGAAATACCTATTGAGGCAAGAAAGGTATTTTTGGAAATTATAAGAGATGATATTTTCGAATTTGGTCAGGCTGTTGATACTCGAAGGGTAGCTGATGGAAACACGACTAATGTAGTTATCAAGTCAAGATACGCCGATCTGGATTTAAAAGCCGATGATCTGGAAGCAGAAACAACAACAACAATAAAAGAAACTTATTGGTTTGCAAATAAATATTTAGAAATAACAGGACAAAAGCAAGACGATTTAAAGAAGATAGAAGTAGTATACAACAGAAATATAATATTTAATACCGTTGAAATGGTTGATAATTGCTTAAAGAGTAAGGGTATAACAAGCGATAAAACCATGTTAACCAATCATCCTTACGTAGATGATGTGGATGAAGAATTAAAATTAATTGCAGAAGATGAAAAGAAAAATATAGACAAAATGAATGAATTAAACGGAGATCCATTTGGGCAAAATAATAAATCTGGAAACATACAAGAAGAATAAAAAAATAATGAAATATGAGCCTAAAATTTTAATATTACAGGCTTTTTTATATATAAGGAGTGTTATCAATGGAAAAAGCTCCAACAGTTGATATAACTGAATATGAAACTATTTGTGTATTGGAAGGTGAAGATGATGAACTTTTTGAAAGACAACAAAATTATAGTTCTGGAAGAGAGAAAAGATTCATTAATAAATTATTTAAAAAAGATATTAGACATGGCAGAAAAAGGCGAAATTAAAAAGATAATGATTGCTTCTTTTTTAACTGATAAGATAGAAAATTGCTGCACTCCTGAGGTGCTAACTGGGTATCATGGGTTATGCCATTTAGAAAGACAATATTTAATAGCAAGCTTACAAACTGATTTAAATTTTAATGTTGTAAAATCAAATGTTGATGAATTGATTAAAATAATAAATGAATAAGGATGGCAATAATGGAATGTAAATGTATTATATGCGACAAAATATTTATCACAGAAAAAGAATATAAAACAAATCATTATGTCTGTAGTTTTGAATGTATTACATTATATGATGGAATAATAGTACTATTTGACGGATATAAGAATAAATTTGTAATTGATATAGATAAATTAAATAAAATAAGAAAAGAAATATTTAAAATTGATTGCATTGATTTAAAAGAATCAGAAAAAAGAATTAATTAATTAGATATATACAAAGACCTCTTAAAAGGTCTTTTTTTGTTAAATAAAATCGCAAAGTATGCGTAAAATACTAACCTTGCATGGACTAGAC